CTAACAATCCAATCCATTTCTTCTTGATATGTCATTTTACTAACTATTTTTCTTTCTTTATCACAATATGATAATACCAAACATTGTATGTTTAAATTTGCTAATGTTCCTTCATCCATTAAATCTTTAGATGTTGTAACAAAATATGCAGGACCAAATAAGCCTTCTAGTTGAAGTTTATGTGTTTGTGTATCTTGTAATGTTCCTGTAGTTCCTATTTTATATTTCACTTCTGTTAATGACTCCATAATTTTTGTGAGAGATTTTGCTTGAAATAAATGAGCTTCATCACCTATTACCATACCAAATTCATTACCAAAACCTTTATGCATACGACTCATTGTTTGCCATGTTGTTACAACTATTGCTGCTCCTTGATAATTTTTATTACCACCATATAATTTTTGAATAGGACCGTTGAAACCATAATCTTTAAAGTCTTTAGCCATTTGTTCTACTAATGATGTTGTAGGTACAATAATAAGAGCTCTTCCGTTCTTTTTAAGAAAGTTATATCGTATAAGACTGTATATCATTAATGACTTCCCCGAAGCTGTCGGAGATACTAATATACATTTTTGATTATGGGCAGCGTACGCTACAGCTTCTTTCTGATAATCTCTAAGTGTTAAAGGTATGTCTTTAACTATTTCTTCATATCGTTCTATTGTAAATATATCTGTTTCAGGTTCATATCCTTCTAACTCATAATCCCGTTCTTCACAAAATTCTTTGAGATATGTGTATAAACCTAAATATAATTGATTTGTTTGAAGATGAAATAAACGAATGTATCCATCCCAAAATTTCTTCCTAACTGCAGGAATGAAACTTGCTCCAGGAACTTTGAACTTAAAGAATTCTGAAAGTTCTTTTCTGATTGAATCTTCTGTGGAAATTGTTAGATAAACTTCGTTTTTCTTCTCAATTACGAGCCTGCCATGAATCGTCGCCATTCTATAATATTCTTAATTGTTTGATGTCTCCAAGTTAGTTGAGAGACTATATCTTGTAAATAATTAACTGTAACTTTACAGATTTCTAATTTTTCTAATGCTGTTTGTATATCTCTGTCAGCTCCAAAGAATTTATCGTAATCAGATTTTAGTATTGTAAGACCATTGAATGGGTCATAATCCCAATTCTTTTCTTGTATTTCTTCTTGACTTAACTTACCTGTATACCAAAGCCATTTGTCTTTTTGTAAATCTTTTAATGCGTGTTCGTATTTGATTTGAATGAGTTTTTTAGCAGATAATAACTCACTATATTTTGCGTGAAGTATGGGAACATTGAGAGAAGAAGCGTCTAATTCTATGTCATCAATTTGACAATCTTTCTTCCACATTTCTTGGATTTCAGTCAAAGTTTTATTATTCATACTATATATTATAACAGAAAATCGTGAAAAGTCAATGCTAAGATGTTGTTCTTACTTTAAATAATGTATATCTTAATGTCAAATCACATACAGAATATTCAACTTCTGATGCATCAGTAGCAAACTCTATAGCACCTAAACTTGTTGGAAAACAATCTTCAAAAGAAAAATACATATTTGGATTATTAGATGAAGTGTTTATTACAAGTGTAGAATCAGAATACATTTCTTTCATGTCTCCTGATCTATTATCAAAACCTGTAGTTGTTTTTGTTGATCCAACTAAAGTTTGAAAATCATCTGTATCGCTACCTGGTCCAAGTTGCATAATCCAATTAAATATCTCTTGATAATTTTTCATATCTTCATCTACAATAAATCTAACAACTAATGGATCAAATTCAATTCTGTCACCAGGTAAATAAGATTGAATTGCTAAAGGTGTAGTATGTACAGCTTCAGTAAAACTAATACCAGGTAATGTTGCACCTACACAAGTATATCTAGTTTTAGGTAACTTATTAATAAGTAAATCAAAATTAACCGGAGACAAATAGTTTAAATTTGTAGGTTGATCTGATTGCCAATTTGCTTCTGCCATATTTTTATTCTCAATAGTTTATCATTATATTAGTATTTATAAAGGAGAGAGTATTAAACTCTCTCCCATATAGTTTATTTTTGATTTACAAATTCATTTAACTGACTTGCAGTTTCAATAATTTGTTCAGCAGTAATTTCTACTACTGGTAATTCACTTGAATCAAGTTTATTATCTACATTGAAATAATGTGCATCAACTTTACGTTGTGCATTCTGTTCAAGTAGTCCTTGTGCTTGTGAAAGTAAATCGGCTCTGATTTCGAACCCAGATTTAGTACCATAATTTGCCATGATATCCTCCTGTGTGTATGTGTGTTAATAAAACAGAAGGCGCCCTGTTTATACTCGGAACGATTGTGGTATCTTTAGCAATGACACCCCTTCATACTTATATTTATAACAATTTGAAAGACAAAAAAAAAGAGCCCCGAGGGGCTCTTTGAAATCAGTAATGATTTAGTCTTACAGTAAGTTAAGAACTTCGAAACTTCTGTAGTAACTATTAGTTGAAGTAGCTGCCAAGCCGTTAGCTGGAGTTGCTCCTACAAATGGGTTACTTACGATTCCGTAACGAGTTTTAAATCCAATCTTAGGTTGGAATGTGTTCTCACCAACTGCTCGAACCATTTGCAATGGAACGTATGGGCAATAGAATAGTCCAGCATCAAACGGATTTGATCCTCTATATCCAACTGTTACATAACCTTCACCTGCAGTTACACCAGTAGGTCTTGTGGACGCACTTGCGTAATATGGGTCGATATACACTTTCATGGATCCATTAAGGACACCAGCAAAAGTGTTTCCAGTGTCATCAACTGATAAATTAGTTGACAATGCTGGAGCATAGTCTAATACACCAGCCATTGCAAGTGCAGATGCTACGTCACTAGAACATAGGATAAAGTTACCTTTACCTCTTCTTGTTTGTCGTGCTATAACATTAGCATTTCTTTCAATGTGGTACATAAGACCTTTGAATTTTTCAACTGACCATCTACCTGATGAATCAACATCTAGGTTAAATTGACCATTGACAGAAGTACCTGTTAGGTTACTTTCTGATGCAACACCTTCAATCTTGGCTTGATCATTAACTTGTCTAACAACTTCTCTGTTGATTTCCGCTAGGATTTCACCAGAAAGAATGTTTGCTAGTTCAGTTTCTGCATCAAGGCCATGAATAGCTTTAAGGTCTTGCGCGAGTTCTATAGTGTACTCAGCTTTTAGCGCTCTGCTTTTCGCGGTAACTGTAGCCTTTTCGATTGTGAATGACATTTCTGCGATAGACGCATCAATTTCAGCTGCTGCCGTAGTATCACCTGCACCTGTAGTGTAGCCTGTTTGAATTGCAGTGTTTGCTGATCCAGACGCAAATGGGTCTGTTCCTGCATGTGTACCTGACGCAGAATAGTCAGTATCAGCTTCGTTAAATAACGCTTCTGTTCTGGCTGTTGCGGACGTAGTATCAACATATCTTGCTTTCATTGCGAAAATAAGACCTGTTGGACCAGTCATAGGTTGTACACCACATATATCATATGCTACCAAGTTAGGCATTGCTCTACGAACTAGTGAAATTAAGATTGGATCCCAGTTAGCTGCTGTTGCTGTTGCTCCAGTACCTACTACAGTACCAGTACCAGCACCAAGTGCTTCTGTGATTGCACCCTGCTCTTCTTTCATTGCACGTTCTTGGTTTTCAAGAATAACTGACGTTACAGCTCTTTTGTAGCTATCTTCGATCTTTGGAAGTTCGGGATGCTCTAAAACTGGTTGCCACTTTTCTTGAAGTGATTCTGACATAAACATTGTTTATATCCCCCTCATTAAGCTAAATTAATCATCTAATTTAGCAAATTTACTTATTGCGGCAGTATAACCAGCCATACTAGGATCGTTTTGTACTTCATCAGTACTCAACGCTTCTGTATCACTGGAGGCCACGTTTGTATCGTCAGAGACAGCTTCAAGCTTCTCACTCTTGAAGTATGCTTCTTTTAATGTTGAAACCTTCTCTACGAATTTTTCTTCATTTTCAAAGTCTACATCTTCTGTAAGTTCTTTTAACTTCTCTTGCTCACTATCAGCTAGGTCTTGTGAGGCCTCTCTGATAATTTTTTCACGCTGTAATTCTTCGATACTTTGAGATAAAGAAATATTTTGTGCTACTTCTTCATTCAATTTATCTTCAGTCTCGTCAAGTCTGCCTGCTAGTTCTTCAACTACATCAAACTTGTCTTCTGGAACTTCAACGTAATGTTCCTCAAACAGTTTTTTCAAACCGTTTATGAAATCTTCTGTGAGTTCGGTCTTTAGACCTCTCTCGATTGCTAGTTCATTTTCTGAAACCCAGCTTTCTGCAACATAGTTAAGATAAGAATCAACTTTTTCAGTTAAATCTTTTTTAAGTTCTTCAATAGTTTCTTCAGCATCAGTTTGATACTGTTCTTCTATTTTAGAAGCTTCATCTTTAACTTTTGATGCGACTGCTGCTTCAAAAATTGTTTTAGCTTTTGTTTTGAATTCTTCGGATAAATCTTCATCAGCAACTAAAGCTTCAATGTCATCAGTCATGTCGATTTCATAAGACTCCTTCTTTGCTTCCATTTCATCTTCATCTTCGTCTTCTTCCTCACCTTCTTCAGACTTATCAGATTTAGATTCTTTTTTAGACTCAGATTGCTCTTCATCTTCTTCATCTTCTTCTTTTTCGTCTTCTTCAGAAAGGCCTTTAACGAATGATTGGACTTCTTTAATAGATTTATCTTTAAGAGACTCAACTACCTTACGAATTAAGGCATTTCGACTTAGTGATTCTGATTTTTGTTCGTCTTCACCATCCTCGTCATCTTCTTCACTCAAGCTAGCAGATGCTGCTTTAAGTGATTTCAAGTCCATCTCTTTCATAGATGCAACAGCAGATTTTAATAGATCAGCTTTAGACATTTCTTCTAAAGAAGGAGCATCAGTTTCAGTTTCTTCCTGATTCTGAGCTTTACCTTTTTCAGTTGATTTATCTTTTTGCTTTTCTAAATCTTCAATTTCATCACCTGCTTCTTTGTTGGGTTCCCCACCAGGAGCTTTCGCTTTACTAGTGGCGTCGCCAGCTTTATCAGCTGAATCTGTTGATTTTACTGGTTCATCTTTGTCTGGACTAGAAGCGCCTTTAGCTGTAGGTACAGGAGCTTTCGTTCCTGATCCTTCACTAATTACTTCTTCTATTGTATCTTCTAACTTTGACATTAGATTATCCTCTTACATAAATTATAAAATTAATATTAATTCTATTGATATATTATTTATATATTATAAATTTTCAAGAAATGATTTAAATACCTTTAATTTCGTTTCTTGAAGTTTTTGCGTCTTAGCTCTTAGAACATCATGTTTCCATTCTTCTATTCTCCGAGCTTTTATGACACCATTATCCCAAATCCACTCAACTCCTTCCATTACGCCGTTTACGAACGCGTCAGGAGCAGAAGGATCTGCTACGATATCAGCAGCTGTTGCTAACTGAAAATCTGATTGCACCATCTGCACGCCATTTTTAGTGTTGCTTGCTTTTAGTGAACCCATACCTCTACTGGATACTCCTAGTCTTGCACCATCTGATAGAAGGCCTTTGACTATTTCTCCCATAGGAGTAGATAAAATCTTTGCTCTACCGACAAAATTATTGCCGTCCTCTTTTAATTCTGTAATTAAATGAGATGTTCTTTCTAAATTAATCGTTGGTCCTTCCGGGTGTCCTAATTCTCCATAGGCTCTCTTTTGATTAATAAATTCTTTTGTGTATCTTTTAACTTCTTTTTGTAATACTTCTTTTGGATATATGCGACCATTTTTGTTTTTTATCTCAGTTTGTAACATAATACCTTCAATGAAGACATTCTTTTTACCTGATTTTGGATCCTCTTCTACAATATAGTCTATATTGTCATCCCATTGTTCTGATATTAGTTTCATTTGTTT